CTGGTAGCCGCCGCCAGCAAAGGGGCCTCTGCGGCCCCCGCAGGGGCGTCTGGGAGGTCAAACAGGGGGCATAGGGCCCCCGGCAGCACCTCGACCTCAAACACCGCCTCGGCGGTGGGCCTGCGGGGCATGTAGAACAGCCTGGAGGTGTCCACGCAGCTCTGATCGTGGCTCAGGCCCAAGGCATGGGCCAGGGCCCCGATCCGCTCGCGCCAGAGGGTGTTGGCAGCCTGCTGGCTGGAGTAGTCGCCAGAGATCCACGGGCGGGCCAGGGGCACCACCACCCGGAACTTGGGGCACGGGCTATGCTCGATGACGAGGTTGCGGACCTGCCCGTCTCGCGTCTCGTTGACGATCTTCGCGCCCCGCGCCACGCGCGGGAGGTAGCCTTTTTTCTCGATCAGGTAGCCCTCGACCGTCCGGCCGGTGGCTTCGCTCAGCCACTTCTCGGCGGGCGCTGCAGCGACCGACGTCTGCGTCTGCAGATGGTTGAACGTCGAATGAACGATTGCGCGCCACCCCTGCTTGCGCAGGGCTGCAGTGATGTCCTGCAGCGTCGCGCCGGTGTCTGAGTCGAGCACCGCCATGTCGATGCGCACGGCCTGATCCATGCGGCGCGCGCCCCCGGAGAAGGTCGCGGGCGTGTAGCACGACCCCGTCTTCTGGCCGACGGATGGCGTGGACAGCATCTTCGCCAGTTCGTCGAACGTGAGCGTACGCTGGTCAGTCCAGCGCGTCTCCATGTGCGAGCGGGCGCAGGTGATCGTGACCGTTTCACCGCCGGGCACTGCGGCTTGATCGGTCATCATTAAAACGGCGCGTACTTGGTCAGATAGGCGGCGATGATCGTCTCGATCAGGATCATCCACTCCGCCTCATCCATCTTCGCGATGTCGGTCTTGCTGATCGCGTCGAGATAAACGCCCGCCGCTTCAGCGGCGTCGATCAGCGCATCAATCTGTTTTTGATTCCATTGCATCTCTTTGCCCACCCTGGTGACACGCGCGCCGGGAAAGGCGCGCATGATGGCTTTGATCGTCGGGTCGTTAGTCAAATTGATATCCAATGATGTCGAAGTACTGACCGCTCGGACGCACGCGAATGTTTTTTGGCGCCCGCAGATTGCGCGACAGTCTAACGGCCTCCGCTGCGATCTTCGGCATCGGAATTGGCGAACGGTTCTTCCACCAAACAGCCGCCTTATCGCCGGGGAAGCCACTGTGCTGCACGCAGATCCACTCTCGATACTGTTGGATGCCGCACTGATACGTCACCCGCATGGACGGCGTCTTGCCCTCTTTTTCGTGCAAGGCATAAGACACGCCATTGACAGGCAGCCACTCCGACTTGATCTGCGTCGATAGAAGCGCCCCGGTGTCGCTTTTGCCAGAGAACTTAACGGTGACGGGGAACACAAAGGCGCACGTGGGGCACACCTTTGCGGCCAGAGCGCAAAGTGTATGACATGACGGACATTCCTTCGCCATGGCATCGCCCTTTTCACCGCTCTTGGCGGGCGGGGCTTTGATGCGAGCGTTGATCGTGTCTACGGGTCCATGCCGGTGCGTGTTGGTGGCGAAGTCAAGAACGATGCAGTCGTCCTTGCCCTCCGCGATGCGCGTTCCGCGGCCGAGCATCTGCACGTACAGGCTCTGGCTCTTCGTCGGCCGCAGCATGCCGATCATATCGACGCCGGGAGCGTCGAAGCCGGTGGTCAGCACGTTCATGTTGGTGACGCAACGGATGCTGCCGTCCTTGAAGCCGCGCAGGACGCGGTCGCGCTCCGGCGCGGGCGTCTCTCCAGATACCATCTCGCAGCTAATGCCATGCTCGCGCACGACGTCGCGGATCGCCTTGGCGTGGCTCACGCCGCAGCAGAAGATCAGCCAGGAGCCGCGATCTTCGCCAGCGGACACCAATTCGGCGACTGCCGCGCGATTGACCTCATCGATGTTCACCGCGTCCTCAAGCTCCTTCGCGATGAACTCGCCGCCGCGCGTGTGAACGCCCTTCACGTTCAGGCGTGTCTTCGTCGCCTTTGGGATCAGCGGAGACAAGTAGCCTTGCTCGACCATCTTGAGGATCGGCACGTCATAGGCAATGTCGGTGAAGATCGCGCCTTCGCCCCCGCAAAGCAGGCCCTGATCCATGCGGTACGGCGTGGCCGTGAAGCCGATCACCTTCAGCTCTGGATTGATCTCGCGGAGCTGCTTGAGGAAGGTGCGGTACATGCCGGTGTCGCCGGTGCCCAGAAGGTGGGCCTCGTCGATCAGCACAAGATCGCAGCGCTGCACTTCATAAGCGCGCTTGTAGATCGACTGGATGCCAGCGAACACGATCTGCTGATCGAGATCGCGACGGTTCAGACCGGCGCTGTAGATGCCGGCCGGAGCCTCCGGCCAAGACCGGAGCATCGCATTGAAATTCTGTTGGATCAGCTCGCGGACGTGCGTCAGGACGATGACGCGCGTGTCACTCCACGTGTTCAGCGCGCCGCGCAGGAACTCCGCGATGACGACAGACTTCCCGGTGCCGGTCGGCATGACCACCAGCGGGTTGCCGGTGTTTTTCTGGAAGTAGTCGTAGATCGCATTGATGGCCTCAGTTTGATACGCACGCAATTCCATGGCATCGCTCTTTGTAGTGACACCACTTGCAGACATACCAGCTTGGATCGTTTGAGACTTTGGCAACGGGGACATGTGCATTGATAATTCTCTCAGCTCGATTGCGGATGGTTTCAAATGCAGACGGATCAAACTCAGTACAGACGGCTTCCCATTCTCGTGCGCCGGGTGAACAGACAGTCAGGTAATGGCGATAGATTTGCGTGTATCCCATGTAAGCCTGCGCCTGCGCATAGTAGGTAGCATCCCACTTTTGCAGGGTGCCTTCTTCTCCATGCTCTCGTCGCAGCTTGCAGAACTTGCTGTATTTATCTTCGTTGACCGCCTTCGCTTCCCAGACGTGCCAGACCTGTGGATCGGATACTAGGCCGATGATCAGGCCATCTAGGTGACCGGCAAACTGGCCGTCGAAGTCGCTGATCTCAAATTGCTCGCCGGTGTCCGCGTCTTCCGTGCGCAGCACGACGCCCGGCACAAGCCGCAGGCGGTCGGCGAGGATGCGCTCGCAGGCGTGACCGTCTTCGATGCGCATCAGCGCAGAAGCGGGAAGAAATTCGGGCAGAGGATCATGGTAGCTGTACCAGAGCTTGCGCTCGCAATCGCCGCCGATCTGAGACATGCCGAGATACGAACGGGGTGCCCGCCCCTGTGCGTTCTCCTGCATGGCTTGGTTGGCTGCCATCACGGTTGGATCTGGCAAGTGTGGTAACGCCACCATGATACCTCTCCCCCGAGACGCTTAGGCTCGCTTACGCCATGCAGGCGTTACTGGCGCAGTAGCCGAAGCGCTGGTTGCGGTGGGCGGGGACATCTTCGATGGCTTGTATCCCTTCACCTCGTTCTGTGCATCGCGCTCAATCCCCATCTTGTCTGGACCGGCGGGGCGTACCTTCACAACAGCAATAAGCGGCAGATGATGCAGCTCTTCGCTGTTCTTGACCTTCATCTTGCCGACGGCCTTGGTGATCGCACCAAGCGTGCCGTGCGCAATCTGGGCCGCCTTCTCGTTGTCGTTGAACAGGTTCAAGCGGTCGAAGATGCGGCGCTCTTTGTACTGCCCGTCCTGCACGGCCAACTCGAGCCACAGGTACTTGCCGTTGCCAGACTTCGTCGAACGCATCTCGCTGTTGACGATCATCACCTCGTAGTCGCCCGGAGGCAGAACCTCAAACGGCGTGTTGATCTCGACTGTGCTTGCATCAAATTCAAATCCAAGGTCTGCCATGTTAGTTGCCTTTCTGGTTGTAGTACGGGATGCCTTTTGCGAACTCTTCCCACAGCATTGGAATGGTCGGTTGCAGGTTGAAGCGTTGCTTTGCCAGATACGCCGGACGTTCTTCGGTCTGCAGGATGCGATCACCACCGCCTACGGCGCGCGTGACCTTTTTCCCAAAGCCTTGGTCCGACTTTACTGTCGAAACGCGGTACGTGGCAAACGCGACCACGTCTGACACCTCCTGAAGCAAGCTGGAAGCACCCTTGTGGATCTTCGGGATGTAGCGGTCGTACGGCTCGTTGTCCGGCGCGTCGTAGCGCTGCACTTGCGAGTGCGCCAGCATCAAAACCGTCATGTCGCGTTCATCGCGTAGAGCGCGCAAGCCGTCCAGAAGCAAGCGCCAGTGATCGAGAGCGGCTGCGTAGCCCCGCCCGTAACCTGGAGACTCGATGCTGGTCCAGCCGTTGTCCTTACACGCTTGCGCCCAAACCAACGGCTCAAGGTGATCCATGCTATCGATGACGGCGGTCTTGTATGGATGCTCTTCGCCGTAAAGCGCCCCAATGCCATCCATTACGTCGCTGAACGACTTCAGCAATCCGAATGTGGGCTGCTCGATCAAGCCAAGACCGTCCTCGGTCTGGATGAAGATCGGATCGGGAGCGGAGGCAGCGAACGAAGTCTTGCCGACGCCGTGCGTGCCATAGATCAGACAGATCGGCGGTACGGATCGCGTGTTAGTTTTGACGTTTGCTAGGGAGATGCTCATTTCTTTGCCTTCTCAATTTTGAATGTCTGCTTTCCAGTGCTGACTGTGCGTGCTGGTGCGAACATGGTTTGCAACGATGTTGGCCATGCTTTGTATTTAGCTTCGCTGACCTTGATGACCGTCGTGACGTAGTCCTCGATGGGTTCGCCCATCGACTTCAACGCCTCAACGGTCAAGGCCAGACGGTCCTGATCCCATTCCACCTCCTTTGGCATGTCGGCGACCACAACGTGGTCATCGTATGGCAACCGGACGGTGCCGGTGTCCTTGCCCGCCTCGCGGCGGGCTTTGTCGGCTGATGCTGCGAATTTTTCCAGCAGCACTGCGTACAGTGCCGCGTCGAGCTGTTTCAATTCTTGCCGCTTGGCGGCCAGCTCTTCCATGAGCATGGAAATCTGCTCCACCGGGAGGGACGCACCCTCTTTGGCTGGCATGTGCAGTAGATCCGACAGGCTGACGCTGTTCTTGCGGCCAAGCGGAACTACCCGCTGATCGGCGGCGTCTGTCGGGGCAGCTATGTCAGGGGGAAGTCTCATCCTATCCTCATACAATTCAATCTAGATCGTGCATTCTGCATCAATCTAGGATTGTGTCAACCCGTTGTTGACCAGCGCAAATGGACCGCCTAGAAGTGGTGTATAACGATTGGAAACGGGTCCAAATGCGCTTTGTCTTTACCTTGAATATGCCCTCAAACCGGGGCAAGGCCATCCACCAAGTCATCGGCGATCACCCGGCAAAGGACGAGCAGGAATTGCTCGAGGCCCTATGCGAGGCTGAGTTCGTGATGGTGGAACAGCTCTACAACATGAACAACGAGAACGACGGTGGATACGATTGGCAGCCGCGCGGGCCGCTGATCATCAACACCTCGTGGATCGGCAAGGTGCAACGCCAGCACCCCGCCGACCGCAAACGCTCGCCTATGGATTACTGACGCGCCATCCGCCCGACGCGCCCTGGTACACCAAGGCGAAGCTCTGGCTATTGATGTTGCAGGTCAGATCAGAAGCTGCGCCTTGGATCAGGTTGCCGTTGCGCGCGACCGTGAGGTTGTTCGTCGCGAACGTGCCGAGTGCGTCCAGGATGCCGACGTAGTCGCCCGCAGCCGGTGACGCTGGCAGGGTCAACGTGACGACACCGCTCGTAGTGTCAACGATGTACCCCATGCCAGCGACGGCGTTCGTGTTCGTGGAGATGTTTTCCCACGTGAAGCCGTCGCTGGTGTAGCGCGGCGTGGACAGGCGCACGTTCGTGCCGTCGCAGAACACGATGGAGTTGCCCGCATCGAGAGCAAGGCTCGTGCCGCCGCCATCGGAGGAGATGGTGAGCGCGTACGCGCCGGTGGCGGTGTTTCGCACCGTCCACTGGCCACCGATGCCGGAGGGGATCTCGTACGTGACGTTGTCGGTCAGCACGCCACTGAAATCGAAAAAGGCAGGCTGGTAGTCGGCATCGGTCAGAACAACCGTGCCCGACTGACCCGTCACGTTGAAATAGGTGGTCGCGCCAAAGGCCGCGTCGATAATGTCCCAGTCATCGTTGACCGGCGTGTTCCACGTATCGACATACGAGTTCAGCGCTGGCTTCTCGATGTTTTTGTTTGTCGTGTATGAACTGGGCATGGCTGACCTCAGATCGCCTTGTTAGCCGCGGCAAGAGCCGTGGCGATTTCGTCGTCGTGCTTCTGCAGGAGCGGCTCAGTGCGCCGACCGAGATCCTTCTTCCTGCTCTCGGCCATCTGCACCAGCTTCGCCGCCATCGCCGCGTGGTTCATGCCGGTGCGCCCGCCGGAAGCGCGTTGGATGCGACCACCGGTGGCGGCTGTGGCTGTGCCGCCCATGATCTTGCGCACGTAGTCCTGCGTCTCGCGCGGAAGGTAGGCAAGGTAGTTCCCACCCTCCGACCGCGCGCGCTGCATCGCACGCCTCACGGCGCCGGGGCCGGCATTGTAGGCCGCCAGAGCGGCCGTGTTGTCGCCGCCAAAGTCAGCGAGCTGCTTCTTGAAATACGCCCTACCGAGACGGCGGTTGTACGCCTCATCAGTGCGCAGTCGCTCTGGATCCCACTTCTCACCGGCAAGCGCTGCCGCTTCAGGACCGGTCGTCGGCATGATCTGAGCGATGCCGACCGCGCCTTTAGGCGACGTCACCGGCTCGCCGGTGCTTGTGAACTGCTTCCCGCCGCTCTCGGCCTGTAGCTGACGGCGCTCCAGGTCGTCGGCCGACCCGACGGGTTCCGACGTAGTCGGGCTTTCTGCCATTGCGGTCGATTCAGCACCGCGAGCGGCTATCGGCGCCAGTTGACCGGCGCGTCGGCCAGCCTTGCTCAAATGATAATTCAACTCACCAGTGAGCCTCGGAGAAGATGCCAAAGCGCTGGCCGCGAGGTGCGGGAGAAGTTGCGGCTGAAACAAGACGGCATTGATGCCGCCATATTTTGCAGCCTCGCCAAGCAAACCGCCGCGCGTCCACGGGCTCATTGCCGCGCCTGCGAGCATGAATTGAATCTCAGGGTTCTTCTCAACCAGCTTGTTGAGAAGGTTTTCGCCTTTCCCGGTTTTCACACTGCGCAGCATCCTGGCAAGACCTGCGCTGGCGGCTCCGGTAGATGCTTTGCCGGTAAGCGTTCTCTCAAGATCGCGCATCTCAGCAAGATGATGCTGCCACTTCTCCATCAGGTTGACATACTCGGGGCTGATTTTCGTCAACTCTTGCTTGGCTGCGTTGTAAACCTTCATGGCGGGGCTGCCGCCGGTTGTGTCATTCAGACTGTCGCCGATATCCCAAATAGCTCGTTTCAATTTGTCAAAATCTTCAAAGTCAAGAGAAGGACCCGCTTTAGCCTGAGCGACGAGTTTTTTGACCTCATTCAAAATTTGCTGCTGCTTTGGAAAAGCAGCAGATAGGGTCTGACCGCCGAATTGCAGGTTTTTTTCTGCCTCGGCAATTGCCTGATCAATCAAAACAAACGACGGCGTCTTTGCCGCAGCGGCCTGACCAGCTTTTTTTGTCCTAAACTCGTTACTAGCTTCGTCGCGCAAGGTTCTGGCCGCCGCTTGCGCAGACTGGAACAGGTCAACTGGATCGCCTTGACCCTCTTTGAATTTATTGAACACGTCGCGAAGTCGTTCACCTTCGCGCGCTAATGCCGCAGAAGAAGCCCCCTTCAGTCGCGCCGCAGCCGCTTCCGACGGCGCAGCGCGCCCGGCGAGAGATGCTGTTTTTTGCAGAGACATTGGCACGCCGCTCGCTCCTGCCAGTCCTGCTCTGACCACCGGGGAGACAACTGAAGTTGCTGTTTTGCCTGCAAGCGTAAGTGCGGCATCAACAGGGCTCGCCATCCGCGCGGCGCGAATTGCGGTTGCGGCAGCACCGCCGCCGCCTGTCGGGATGAAGGAAAGCGGCGTTGTCAGGTCCATCAGAACAGTGGCGGGATCTGTAGACAGAGCTTTATAGAAACCCTTCTTTGATCCGTACGTCTCTTTGTAATGAGACATCAGAGCATCAAGGATGGCATCACCCTGCGCTTTTTCCTCTGGCGTTTGATCGATCACGCCAGCGCGGCCGAGTGCGGCGGAACCTAGTGCGCCAAGCGCTTTGCCTGTCTGAATCGGATGCGCAACTGCAGTGCCGATGTCTTTTAGGACACGACCAGTACTCGGAATGATGTTCTTCGCAGCACCGCGAGCTGCTTCCTCAAATGTCATCTCTGGCTCTTCGGGCGCGGTTGCGCCGCGCACGGGACGCGGCTCGCGTTGAATTGCGTCCGTTCCCCCTGAAACAACCGTGTTTAAGTTCGGAGAAAATTCTTCTTTTTTTTGAGCAACTTTTTCTTGAGATGAAAAAAATCCACCACCGACCTTCTCTAAACTTGGAGCAAATTCTTCTTTAGCCATGATGAATTACACTCCGAAGTAACGAAGAATTCTGTCGGCCATTTGCGGATCTTTGTACCCCATAGCTTTAATTTGTTGTTGCAACAAATCGCGGTTTCGGCTGCCTTGAGCAAAAGATGCAGGATCACTGACAATAAAAGACAAAGTAGATGCCTTATTGCTTTTTGAGCCAGACACGGTGAACAGCTTTTCCAAAAGATCTTTTTCTTCTTCATACTTTGGCGCATAGAGGCGATTGAATTCTTGGTTCAAGCCGCGACCGGCGGCGGCGGCCTGCGTGGCGGAAAGCCTGTACGTTCCGTTTGGATCGGTAAGTGAGTTCTGCACGTTGTTGAAGTAGTTGTTTTGATCGATAGCTTTTTGGTTCACCGTAAGAATGCCGGATACAATTTTAGCTCTGCCCGCCGGAGAGGTAGTGTTGCCTGGAATGCTGGACAGGATTGCTTCAAGCTCCTGAGCGGTTTGAGAACCACGCGGAACTTGTCCAATCAACTGAGCCCGAAGTTTTTCGACCTCTTCTTTGTTCGCCAAGACTTCCGGTTTGATCGGAGGAATACCGAAGATTCCGGTCGCCGAATTTACGTACTGCGCAACCTGTGCGAGAGCGTCTTGCGCGGGGCCGGTGGGAGAATTAGAAAGCGCGCCAGTCAATCTGTTGAGCAAAGTGCGACTGTTGAGAGCAGCATCTGCGTCAGCCGCCGCGCTATCAAATGGAGAAGTTTCAACGCTTTTAGAAACCAAACCAGCATCAAGTGCCCTGACATTTTGAGCCAATAACGCCCGCGTGCTTTCCGGCAAGACGCCCACAGGGTTGTCGGTTGTAGGAGTAATGGCGGCAAGAGTCGCGCCCGCAGCCGTTGGTGCGGCTGCTTGTGCAACTGGAGCGGCAGTCACGCCGCCAAACTGCTGCATTGCCTGTGCCCCCGCCAATTTACGGTCTTCTTCATTAGTGAATGGAGCAAAACGATATTTCCCCCACTCATTGGCCGCAGGCATGCGGATGATCTGAACATTACCGTTCTCATCAAACACGCGCGCATACGGAATGTTGGTGCCCGGAGTGACGCCAATTGCACTTTGCGCGATTTCCGCCTTCTGTGCGGCAGTTTCCATCTGCGTTCTCTCGCGCTCTGCCACCTTGGAGCGCATCGTTTCGTAAGCGCTGCCTGCACCGCCAAGGCCCTGCAAGAATGCAGAACCGGCATAGCGCGACGGCGAGCTCGCCATCGTGCCCAAGCCAGCCACCAGCGGGATAAGCCACTGTTCGTTGCGCGCCATCCAGCCGGGCACTCCGCCTTGCGTACCGGCAGCAACGCCAGTCGAAGCAGCGCCGGTAGCAGGAGAAGCAGCAGTAGATGTCGTCGTGGTGGACGCAGCGGGGGTCGCGCTGTCAGCCGGAACTGATGGAGAAAATTCCCCCAATCCACCAGCTTCAGTCAATTGAGGCGCAAAGGTTTCTGGCACAACGCCAGCGGGCTGTGCAGCCGCATCTGTCGGTGAAGCGGCGGCGGCAGGCGCCTGCGGCGCTGGAGACGGGGCAGGAACGGCGGCGGCAACGCCGGGTTCAGGGGCAGGCGGCAACGCAGTCGGAGACGCGGCAGAAGGCGCTCCCGGCACCAGCCCCGGCACGGGCGGCTTTTCGGCGGGAGGAGGAATATATGGAACACCGGTAGCTGCGGCGGCTGTTCCAAGCTTCCGTTCCAAATATCTTCGCCGCATAAGAGACGGAATGAAATCAAGGGCCGACTTGAGTTGCCCAAATCTTTCTTTCATTCCCTCCGTGTCAAACTGATACGGAGCGTTGATGCTTTTGGCTCTTTCCGGCGTATACGGCGCAACGCCTGTCGGACCATTTTTCGGAGCGGTTGTGTACGACACATTAGCCGTGCTCCGAGCGAGTTCTGCGGGAGACAAAGCGCGCGCTTCCCGCCCAGCGCCGCCGAGGTCGGCCGCGCCCTCTGCGCGCATGCGAGCAAGACTGTCACTGCGCAACAGTTCTTCTTGCAGACGACGACGCTCTTCGGCGGCGGCGCGGAGAGCCGTTTCACCTTCGGAAGTAGCTGCAAATGTTCCAGACGGAGTGGTGTACGTTACGGCCGTGCCAGCGGCGAGTTCTGCGGGAGACAAAGCGCGCGCTTCCCGCCCAGCACCGCCGAGGTCGGCCGCGCCCTCTGCGCGCATGCGAGCAAGACTGTCACTGCGCAACAGTTCTTCTTGCAGACGACGACGTTCTTCGGCGGCGGCGCGGAGGGCCGCTTCACCCGCAGGCGTAGCTCCAAACGTGCCGGTGGGCGTCGTATAGGTCACGGCGGGAAACCCACCGTCCGCATAACCAACACGACCACCATTGGCATTCGACCACGGCGTCATCTTCCACAAATCGGCGATGTTCTTGCCGGTTGCCATGGCGCTATTCGCGTCGCGCATCGTTTGCTCAGACGAACTTTCACTCGGCAGCTTCTCGGGCCGCACGAGTTCGTACTGCTTGATGTCGTGCGGAATGTTCAGCGAGCCGCCCTTCGACCATGGCGCATCGCTGTACATACGACTCATCTGCCCGAGGTAGTCGGGCGTGCCGCCGTCGGCATAGCCGCTAGGCACAACGCCGCCTTGAGCATACTGCTCGACGTCGGCTGGCAGGTTAGCGGCCCAGTTGAGCGGCTTGATATCGACTTTGGTCGGAGCCACCGGCGAACTGCGGCGGCCAATTTCAATCAACGTCGTCTTGTACGGACCAGACGACTGTCCGCGCGATCCATACAGGCCGTAGGCGCCGTACGGGACGACCTCGTCCGGCGCGCCTAGGAGTTTCTCGATCTCGGCCAGCGCATCACTTTCCGCGCTGCCGCCACGAGCGAATCCTTCGCCTGCGTGATGCGGGAGTACGCCGCCGCCCATGCTTGCCGCATCTTTTGTGGCAGCGTCGTAGTCGACGGTTTTGAAGCCACCAGCGAGCCCGACAGCCTCCGGGTGTTTGGTTTCAACGTCTTGGGCGACAAGGCCGATCTGCTTTTGCGGATTACCCTTGTAGTTGAACTTGACGATCTTTTGCCCGTCATACGTCTCACCAATCGGCTGAATGTTGTCCTTGAGCCGTTCGTCTGAGAAGAACGAAGACGGCTGCGTCTGCGTCGTGCCAGAGCCGGACAACGCGCCGGTGCCCATCGCAATGTTGCCGAGGAACTGGGCGACCTGGAACGGGTAGCCCTGCTGCTGGAGGTACTGGTTGTACAGCGCCGACAGAGCAGCCTGCTGCGTCTGCTGCTGCGCCGCGCCAGCCTGGAGCTGCGCCTGCGCGCCCGTCAGGCCCGCCTGCTGCACGCCAGCGCCGAGGCCCGCGAGGCCCTGGCTCACGCCAGCACCGATGCCGTACAGACCCTGACCAAGTGCCTGCTGCTGCTGGGCGGCGGCAAGCTGCTGGCCGAAGCCCTGCTGACCGATGGCGGCCATCTGGCCGGCCGCAGCCGCCTGCGCAGCGCGGTTGGCCTGTTCAGCACCAAGCCCGATCTGCTGCTGCTGCTGGGCGGTGCCGAGGGCCTGACCATAGCCCTGATTGAGCAGACCGGAGAGAACCTGACCGGTGGCAAGGTTCTGCTGCCGAGCGAGGTTCGCGCGCGCCAGCCGCCCGCGATCTCCGCCAAAGGCGCCAGCTCCAATCTGCTGACCGAGTAGTGAGGACTGTTCCTGCTGCTGCTGCTGTTGCAAATTTGCGAGCGTCGAGCCGACGACGTTCTGCAAATACGGCGACATGTACTGCTGAATTTGCTGACCGCCGAGTTCGGTTGGCGAGACGCCGCGCGCGCCTGCAATGCCGTAGCCGGTCGCCAGCGCCTGATATGGCTGCGCGCCTGCCAAGCCTGCGTTGACGTTCTGCGAAGCCGCCTCGTAGGCAGGCATAGCCGCCTGACCGGCGGCAAGCAGGGACTGCGTCGCGCCCTGGTAATACGGCGCGTACATTCCTTGCGTCATGTTGACGTTCTGGATGCCAGCCTGCTGCGTCTGCGTCAGTGGCGCGACGAAAGCGTTGGGATCGGTGGCATATTGCTGGAACGGCTGGGAAGCGACGTCTTCCGCGTACCGGTTTACGGCGTTGTATCTCGCCAGAACTTCGGACGGGATCTTAACCTGTGAAGTAGAGGTGCTACTTTTGCCGCCCATTATCGCCGTCCTTCATAAACCCAGTCTTCGCTCCGTAGAGGAAGAAAGCGCCGCTCGGTTCGCCAAACTGTCTGCGGTACAGCCTGACTTTGCCTTCGGTGCGATGATTGCTCAGGACGCCAATGATTAATGGCAATTCAAGACGATCTGCGGCCCGCTTGCTAAACTCACACAATTTTCGCGCCCTGCCGCCTTTTGCGCTGCGGTAATCAGGGTGAATGAAGATGGCCTTTTCTTCTAGGACATCTTGGTCAGAATACCACATCTTTCCAATACGTAAGAGGACGGCGCCCTCTAATTTACCTTTTGGGCCAATAAGACCCATAACGCCCCTATCGCCCACCAGAGCTGGCCAGACTTCCTCAAGCAGGCGGCCGGGACTGGGGGTTACAAAGCTATTCTCCATGCTACCGGCCAGGGCTAGGCCCATGACGGCGTCTACGTCCTCAGGGGTGCCAATATAGACTTCGCTCATTTCAATCCTTTTTGGGGCCGGGCAGCTTCTTAAGGGTCTGGACCGTCTTTGCCCGCATCTGTTTGACGAATTCGTCCAGAACTCTATGGCCATCGTCCATAGATCCATCGCCCACCCGCGCCACATCCTCGGGGTGGATCACATATTCGCCGCCAGCGGCGACGATGCCGACGGGCGAAGCGCCCGCCGGTAGAGCACCGGTGCGGGTCGAGAACATGCTTTTGGCCACGTCGAATCCGGCCATGGTGTTGCCCTCGCCCATGGCGCTGATGATGTCGGCCGGGATCACATAGGAGCCGCTGGCCACGTGCATGGGCAGGTGGTCGGTGCGGCCCGCCACAGGACTGTGGATCGGCCCGGCGTGAACCTTAGTGACCATGCCGCCGTCCGCCCGCGCCTGCCGGGCGGTGTTCAGGGCGGCCGCGATGGCCTGCTTGCGCGGGTGCCCGGCGCCGATCATCTCACTGATGTTGTGAGAGATCGTCTCTTGAGACTTGCCCTTCTTCAGAGGCATTGGTCCTCCTACGCCGTCAAGTTATAAAACGAGATATTACCGAGTACATCACCAGTACCACTGTCAATTTTTGCAGCGAGCGTGTAAATGTCGGAAACACCTGCGACAGTAGATCCCAACTGAAGCGCCCAGTTGTAGCCAGTCCCTTCATTAAAAGATTCTCTGGATTGATTAGAAGACGCCGTGTAGTTCAACAGAACCACGTCTTCAGTAGTAAACGAGATTGCGGTCGCGCCGGTATCAACATCGACTTGCCCCCCAGAGAGCGTATCTCCCCAAGTATCATTGGTCAGTGTTCCGTTCTTCACCAGGAAGAGGCTGTAGTATCCATTATCTTCTGGATAGAAACTCACGCCGGACGGGATCACGACAGCCCCCAAGTAGGAGCTGTTGAGCCGAATAGAGATGATTGGCTTTGCCGTCGTGCTGACGTTTTTTTTCGTCGAAACGTAAGCAACATACTGCTGCGAGATTTCTTCGAAGCCACCTTCAGAGATCACGGCTGAGCAAATTTGCTGCATCGTGGAGTTAGACGCAGTAGCACCGGTGTTCGTGATCTCGTAGCGGATGGGCAAGATCGCCGTCTGCATGTAGACAGCCGTCTGCGAATTTGCGTTGTTGAACGTGTGGCAGACGATGAACTGGCCATCTAGGACAAAGCCACAGCGCACACTGCCGGCGCCGAGCCATTCCATGTCGGTGAAGAAGTTTTGCGTCTTGGTAATGTCCAGCGTGATGCCAGACGGGCCCGTGCCATCGAGCTTGTCACCGTTCCAGTCGGCCTGATCCACCTTGCGGGCATCGCTCGCCGAGCCGCCCGTGTACGTCCTGATAATGAACGACTTGGTGGTGTTGTTGACTTGGAAGAAGATGCCGTTGTCGGTGTTGAAGTAACCAACACGCTGGCGAAGATTAGTCTTGGCCTCGTTCATCACGAACGTCGCCAGCACCAGCAAACTCTTGCCCGGCTGGTAGATGAACACGCGCTTGCTCTGGCGAATAGTTTCCGACCCAGAAGAGGTCGTGACCGTCATATCAACGCAAGCCTTGTTGGCATTATAGACGGCGGTGCCGTCGGTCGCGGTCGAAGAGCTGAACTGTCCGTCTGCCGCGTAGCGGTTCTGGCTATCAAACAATGTATAGGGCGAGCTGATGCGCAGGCGGCCGAAAGCATCAACCTGAACGCCGCCAAACTTAGCGTTGACTGGATAAGACGTGCTGTATCCGAGCGGCGGATAGGATGTGATCGTCATGCCAGTGCCGGACCTCCGCCGACCTTGATCGTCACAGAACTAGCAGACGCATAGGCCGCGACAAAGCCGCCAGCATCAAGAACCTGCTGGCCGGTCCACTGCACGGTGGAATTGCCATTGATCGGCGCCGCATAGAACAAGGCATTGCTTGCGCCCGCGGTGCCGCCCAGGGGCACAAGCGAGACATAGAAGGTAGCGGCCGTGGCCGACGTGTTGCAGATCTCAATATCTACAATGGCTACTTGGAACCCGGTCGGCACCGTATAGAGCGTCGCATACGAGCCAGTGCCAGCGGCGCCGCTTGAAAGTACGTCGCCCTTTGAATACAGCAACAGGCCGTTCAGCGCCTGCGCAATGGCGTTGATACCAACGACGCCGTTCTTCTGCGTAGTTAGGATATCTGCTAGCGATGCCATCAGTACTTACCGTCTGGCTGGAAGCGATAGCGCATGTTGCCCAAGCGCCAGAACGAACCGATGTCATTACTGCTGATCTGCACCGCCATGAGGCGACCGCGGAAGCGCGGCGTAACGAACTGCTGCGTCTGCGTCAGCGTAAACGGACCGTAGGAAATCGGCGTGTCGCCCGGATAGTCGGTGACATAGAAGGTGAGCTGTACGTTGGCGTTCTGCATCCCGCCGTAATAGCCCCACTTCATGTCCGGCCAGACCTGATCCACGAACACCTTCATGTCTGCTTCATCCATGGCGAAGTAGCCAGTGCGGAAGCTCGAGGACATGGGCTGGCCGTCGGCGTCGGTCGAAGTCTCGTGCTGATAGATGTATTGGTTGGACCCGGCGCCAATGGGCGGCCCCAGCACCGACTGATCGATCCAAGCCGTGCGCGATAGAGTGCCGAAGTCCCACTTACCCAAGGCGACGTTGTACTTCACGTACTTCGTCGGCACGCCGCTGCTGCCGACCGTGGGATAGTACCAAGCAATTTCGTTAAATCGCGCATTGGGCGCGATGCGGATGTTATCGACGTAGTCGGTGTCGATGTCCTGGAAGATCACGTCCCAGATCGGGCAGAAGATCGGGCTCACGCCGTCACCGGCGTGGCGGAAGAACTGGCTCTGGCTCATCCAATAGATGACGCCGGCCATCGATCCCGCCGCCTTGCGGCCGATCAGACCGCAGCCGGTCGCCACCTCGTTGAAGCTGTAGACCAGCGGAACATCCGCCGAGACGGCGTTGGTGTATTGCATCGCCCACAGCGCGAGGTCAGTCCAGAGCAGGCCCTGCTGCGGGCCCTGGATGGCGCCAACGATCTTGGATCCGCGCGGGATGCGGTAGGAGCCAGCCTGATTGGTCACGGCGGCATCCCACACCGTGTAATCTTCCAGGTCGCACCAGCGCACGAGCAGAGGATCGATCAGGCCGTTGAAGGTCGAGCCGTAGGCAATGATCTGCCGCTGCGGCATGGCAACGAACGCGCCGTAGTTGTTCGACGGCCCCTGCCAGATCACGCTGGCGTTGTCGTTATTCTGCGTTGGGTTCCACTGATAGATTGGACCGCCAAATGGGACGGCGATCAGTGTCTCGCCCCAGTTGTCGAGCGTCCAATCATCCGCAGTGATCGGAGTGCCCGTGGTTGTAGGATCAAGGCCCGTCCCGTAGCCACCCTCGCCATATCCTTGACTTCCGTAGCCTTCGCCGAGCGGCAGGGGGCCGTAGCCAACGTGATACAGAAAGTGGACATCGCCATTGTTCATATCGGCGGTTGCGGTTGATGTTGCCGATAGCTGCGCCTGAATTACAAACACATTGGCGCTTGTCACCGACTGGATAATGTAATTGCCGTAGATCGTCACGCCGCCGACGGTGGTGGAAACCAGCGCGGTGAAAGTATCACCGACTGAGTATCCGTGATCGTTCAGCGTGACATCAACCAGAGCCGACCCGCTCGTCGTATCAAACTGCGGAACCGCACCGCCGTTTGCGACAGTGGCAGTCGCTAGCTCCAGCTCACCAAGTTCGTTGCGCGCCGTGATGGTGTACTCGTTCACCACTCCGGTAGGCACGCAGATGTAGGTGCCGAACAGCACCAGACCGCCGACGCTAACAGGCGTCTGGATAAACACAGAGTCGTAGATCGACGGATTTACGTTGGCATCAATGATCGTGACCGTGCTGCTGCCGGACGTAGTAGAGAAGTCTGGCGCAACATCGCTCTCTTCATCACGCGGCGTGATGTCAGACAGAGATCCATTGTTGATGACGTCAAGGCTTGACTCTGCGCCAATCGCCAGCCAGTTGTTGGTGTTCGTGTCCGCCCACGCCCACATAGCCCGGACGGTCGATCCAATAGAGTTCGGATAGAACTTCGTCCAGCCGCCCAGCTTCTGAGGCAGGCCAATGCCCTGCGTATCCGGCACGAACCGGATGAGCTGAGACGTGGAGATTGCCGCTTCGTTCAGCGCCGGGGTGCGGTTCTGATCGACGCCGGGAGTGAGTTTGATAGATGCGTGGGGCATCTAGATCACCCTCTGGAAGGCGAAGCAACCACAGACGGAGACTGTGACGACCAGCCGGAGCTCTCGAACTTCTTGCGCGCTTCTTCAACCATCGCGCCTTGCAGCAGCGCCTTGTACTGCGACTCATATGTGATCGCCATCTGCGGATCATCGTTGGCGCGGCCAAAGTTGCGCTGGTAGGCCGACACATAGATCATCGATGCCATGATCAACAGATCGGGCAGATACAGGCTCAAGAACGTGGTGGTGTTGGTGCTTGAGAGACTGGCCGGACGATACGTGCCGACAATCTCCACGCCGTAGGCGGCGTCCGGTGCCGGGCCGAAGTAGAAGACATTGTCGTTGAACGGAACAAAGTACTGCGGCATCCCGCGATACGAGGACGAGGACGAGCCGTACACCGCGTCGAGGTATTCCTTGGTGACCGGCAGGCATGGATTTCGCGTATTCGTATTCGGATTGGTCTGTCCCGCCGGCGTGATAATGTTGATCTGCTCAGACACGACAATGGTGCCTTCAGGGATCGTCAGCACTCGATTGCCAATCGTCAGGCTGTAGCCGGTGATCGACGTGCTGGTGAACAGAAAGTCCAGATCACGATACATGCGGTTCTCCGCATACGTGATCATCTGCGGCAGGATCTCAAGGAAAGCCGTGTTGGTTTCCTCGACCACCGCCATCGTGGCGATCTGTGTCTTGTACTGGGCGTAGGTAAGACCTGTCGTCATACCTTGTCAGCCTTCCGGTCGTTTAGCGCATCAATCTTGTTGAAGATCTGATGGCAGATATCCTTGATCTCTTTGATGGAGTCGGAGAACTCCTCGCGCCGCACGTAGTTGCGCGGCAAGTCTATCTCAATGTCATGCAGATCTTTGCGTAGATCTTGAACGGCAGACCACAGCTCCCGACCGAACCAACCCAAAGCGGCAAAGCCAAACCCAACGCCGGTGTTGATCAGGAGCTGCGAGTCCACGGGCCTACTCCGCTTGTTCTTTAGCGTTCGTTGCAGACTTCAACTGAGCAATCTCAGCATCCCGCTTCTCCACCTCGCCGCGAAGAACAATGCAACGCTGCTGGAAAAACGCGAGTTGCTCCTGAAGCTCAACGATAGAAAGAAGTGGCTTGTCGTTGGGGGTCATATTTATTCCTCTAGTTGGCCAAGGTTGCTAAACGGGCCTCTACAGAGGCCAGCCTACGGTCAATCACTTGCAGCGCGGCGACCAGCAACGGGGTGATAGGGGCATAGTCCACTCAAGCGTCAGAGCCCGCAGCGGCCCCCGCCATTACAGCTTGTTCGCGAAGTGTTTGCTCCAAGTGCTGTTTTTCCTCAGCGGTCCACTCAGAAAGTGACTTTTGTTCGTGATCGGGGAAAACATGCTCTCCAACATAAGCTGGAAGTCCATCGATCTCGATCCTGAACCTCGCTTTAGCGATGAGCCCGTATTCATTTTGGGCAAACTGAATCATCTAAAATCTCCCTTACTGGTAGGTAAGCGTGCCGCCAACGGCGACGGTGTAGGTGCCAGACGCCATAGCTAGGCGGAGAATGCCGGAATTTACTGTATACGTTCGGGCCGCGGGGGTGCCCCCTATAGTTCCGCTACTGAGCGCAACCGCACCATTCGCATGGAAAAATACGCAATCGGCAAACTTATTACCAGCTGCCTCGCCACGCACCGTAACAATGCCAACCGCATCACTGCTAATTACATCAAGGATTGCCGCAACCGTACTGATTGTTGGGTTGTACTGGCCAACGTAGGTGGTGAAGTTAGTCCGACTCGACACCGTAAGGGCAATCGCGGTTGCCCGTGCGTTGTTGCCAACACTGGGGTTGACAACGACGCCTTTGGTAAACGTGGCAATCTGCGAACTGTCGAGAGTGAGGGCTGTCGTTGAATTCCCCGAGGCGAATAAAAGACTTGCTCCAGCAAATTTCGTTCTGATGTATGCTGCACTATCGGTGTAACGATAGAGAATCTCAAATCCCTCAGAGTTGGTGGGGGAGCCCATTGCGATCTGGCTGTATCCGGCATCGGCATTCAGTAGATTAATGCCAGCCCCCGTTCCGCCGCTGCTCATCTCGACTACAAGTGGGTGCTGCGCCCCCGCCGTTACAGTGCCCGCGGATGCCTTCATAACGTGCAACACCGAGTCATGCTGCGGCGTGACATTGGCGGCGGAGAGAGTCCAGCCGCCAGTGCTGAGTTCACCGAAAATGTCGTTGTTACCGGCCGCGAATCGGATTTTTCCGCCCACCAACTGAGTGCCAATGGTCAAGTAGTCGCCACTGGCTCCATCTTGCCAAACGACACGGGCCGATGAGTTGTCATCAACGGTGCCCATGACGAGACCTGCGTTGCCGTCCGTACCGGTGAGGGTCTGGATATACGCGGAAGATGCAGCCTCCGCGACGATCAGCGACCCAGACTGCGCCGACACCGCTCCAGCCGTGCCCGACATCACGTGCAGCGGGCCGTCATGCTGCGGCGTGACACCGTTGTCGTAGACCGTCAAGCCGCTGGTGTTCCACTGACCATCGACGCCTGCGTTGGTGTCGATGCTAAGGCCAGCAAAGGTCGGAGAGTCAGTCGTCGCAAGACCAAGCGCGCCGCGCTGAACTGCAGATAGTACCGTCATGACTGAATAATCCTCCAACCGTTCGTCACGCCCTGATAAACCAGAGCAAAGCTCTGGTCGTTAATCGAGCACGTCAGGTCTGTAGCGCTGCCTTGGATGTTCTTGGTGTTCCTGGCAACAGTCAAATTATTGGTGCCGAACTTGCTCGCCGCATCGCAGACGGCGATGTAATCGCCGACCGCCGGAGACGCTGGCAAAGTCAAGGTTACGGCAGCAGAAGTAGTATCAACCATATAGCCGGTACCGGCAACGGCATTAGTATTTCCGCTGATCGCCGACCACGTCACGCCGCCAGTCTGCGCGGCCCATGCGGGCGCTGCGCTGGTCGTGGCGGTCAGAACTTGGCCGGTGGTGCCTGCGGCCGTGGTGGCCATGGCGGTGGTCGTTGAACCGTAAACTAGCCCGTATTGGGTCAGATTGGATGCCTGCCCCGTGCCGCCGTTGGCGACTGGCAGGGTGCCAGAGACACCGGTAGTCAGGCTGACCTGCGCCCATGCCGGATTGTTGTTCCCGCCAGTGTTTGACAGATACCGAGTGGCATCCGTGCTTTTAGAAAGTTTAGAAATCGTCGTCGCGGCACTGGCGTACAGAATGTCGCCTTGATCATAAGACGCGATGCCCGTACCGCCGTTGGCGGCCACAAGAGTGCCAGCAACAGTGACGTCGCCCTTCGTGGCGCTATTCGGCGTGAGGCCCGTGGTGCCGAAGCTGATGGAGGTGACTGCAAGACCGCTCGCGGCACTCCAAGAAGGAGCTGCGCCGGTGTTGCCAACGAAGAACTGACCATCCGCCCCCGCGACAGTGGTTGCCATCGCGGTGGTGGTTGACCCGTAAACAACGCCGTACTGGGTCAGGTTCGATGCCTGCCCCGTGCCGCCGTTAGCGACCGGCAAAGTGCCCGTGACGTGTGTCGTCAGGTCGACCTTGCCGTATGACGGGGCGACGCCGATGCCGCCTGAGATCAAGACGTTGCCGGTGGCGACATCCGCCAGCTTGGCGAGGCTGGTTGCGGTATCGGCATAGAGCAGATCGCCAATCGCATAGGACGACTGTCCCGTGCCGCCATTGGCCGCAGGCAGCGTGCCAGTAACGCCAGCAGTCAGGCTTACCTGGGACCAAGTCGGAGCCGCGCTGGCACCGCCAGAGGTCAGAACATAGTTGGCAGTGCCGTAGGTGGCGCCGCCAATACCCAACTGGCCGGAAGGGCCGACGCGGAAGCGCTCGACTGCGCTGGCAGCGCCCAGCGCGCTCGTGTGGAACGAGATGTAGGTGCCTTGGGCGGTATTGGTGAAGTTCTCCGCTGCCTCAAGGTCAATGCGCGCAACTGAAGAAGAGGAGAACGCAGAAGCGCCATACCCTCGACCAGTGACCTCAACCAAGATGTCGTCGGTCTGCGTAGCCGTCGGAGACGCGGCCGTGCCACGGGACTGACGGCCAGTATAGGCAGGATAGCTGCCGGTACCGAAAGCATCCTGCGTGATGCGTGTTACTGCGCCATCCGCACCGACAACATGCAAATCCGTACCGGCCGGAAGTGAACCGGCTGGCATAGCGGTCTGCGTCGGCGAAACAACCGCAAGAGTCGTGTCGGGGCTGGCGGTGCCAAGACCGAGATAGTGATTGGTAGCGTCCCAGAAGAACTCTGCATTGTCCTGAGAATAGACCCCGCTTGCTCCCGCAAAGAGTACTGAGCCCTGCGTGAACTGCGTTGCAGTGCCGGTACCGCCATTGCCGACCGGCAATGTGCCGGTGACGTGAGTGGTCAGACCAACCTGACCCCACACCGGGGCAGTGGTGACACCGCCAGACAGCAAGACATTGCCAGTAACAACATCGGCCAGTTTCGCAAGGCTTGTCGTCGTGTCGGCGTAGAGCAGATCGCCGACCGCATAACTCGTCTGGCCGGTGCCGCCATCCGTTGCGGGAACGGTGTTCAGGCTGATCGTATTGCCGGACTTAGAAAGCGGAGAGTTGACGAGGATGTTGCCGGAAGAAGAGGTCTGAACCCAGTCCAGGTTGGTGGAACCGACGTTGATGGTTCCAGTCGTCACCATCACCCACGAAGTGGAACCCCAGGTGTCGCCGCCTTGAACGAACACGCTGGCGCCAGTCTCAATATTCTGGGGACCGGTGCCGGTTGCATCAAAGTCAGTCGTGCGCGTTAGAACCCAATCTGATGCGCCACTGCCGACCGTAGTGACCTCGTAAATGCCATTCTCATACGCATTGGTCTGATTCTTGACCAAGATGCGGTCGTACTGGCTCGCGTTGTAGTTATCGACTTCAAACGCAGCCTGCGCGCCGTTGTTCGTGAGCGTGGCGCCGACGCCGCCAACTCCATTGTCATAATCCGCAGTCAGGTTTGCGGTAGTTGAAGCCTGCGCTTCTTCGTGGAACGTCGTGTTAGATACAGTCGCAACTTCATTGTCGACATACTGCTTGGTCGCCGCCTCAAGCGCAGAAGACGGATCTTGCGTCAGCGTGACGCTGTCCAGGCCAGCCAATGTGGTGGTGCTGTCGCCGAGCGCTAGGATGTCTGAACCGATAGTGATGCTGTCATTATCAAGATCGGAATTTGGGATCGTGGCGTTCGCAGTGAATGCGCTTGTGCCATTGCCCTGCACATAACCGGTGAGCGTCGTCGCGCCCGTACCACCATTGCCTACTGCGAGCGTGCCGCTCACATGCGTGGTGAGCCCGACCTTGCCGTAAGATGGTGCGGCGCCAACGCCGCCAGACAACAGGACGTTGCCAGTAGCAACATCGTTCAGTCGGGCAATCGTCGTAGACGTGTTAGCGTACAGAACGTCGCCAGTCGTATAGCTAGCGAACCCAGTGCCGCCCTGCGGAGCAGAAAGCGGAGTGGTCAGGCCCGACAGGCTGGTGATGTCGCTGTTTGCGCCGCTGGCCGCTGCGCCGAGGTTGGAACGAGCCGCCGACGCGGTGGTCGCGCCCGTGCCGCCCTTTGCCACGGCAATCGTGGTCGCGTTCCAAGTGCCGGTGTTGATAGTGCCGAGGTTGGTAGCGCCGGTAGAAGTCAACGAGGTGAAATAGCCAGCATCCGGCGTGGTTGCACCGATGATCGTGCCATTCACGCTGCCGCCAGTGATGACAACGGCGTTTGCACTTTGCGTGGCCATCGTGCCCAGGCCAGTAACCTGGGTGCTGGGGATCTGGATCGCGATGTCGTTCGCGTACGTGAGCTGCCCGGTATCAAGGACCGTAAAGCGCCCAACATTCAGCGCGCTGCCGTACGTGCCGGCAGAAACGCCGGTGGGCGTCAACGAACCAGGGTCGATGGAAAGATCTTGCCAGAGCGGATCGCTGGTGGGGCCAGCGGCAGTCAGAACCTGACCGGCCGTGCCGGAGGTCAGCGCCAACCATTCGGTAGCGCCACGGTACAGCATGTTGCCGCGCGTCGTGCCGATGATGTCCAGCACTTCGGTGGGCGTGACATCCTGCGGAGTTGTGGAACCGCCAGTGACGTTCGCCTTAACCGTCCCGGCGGGCATGTTCGTAAGGTAGCTATTTGCTACCGCAGCGGCCTCAAGGCCAATCGTGCCGGTCGTGGTGATGACGCCGCCGGTGATCGGCGAGCTGGTCGCAATGCTAGTGACGCCGGGTGCCGGATACTGAGACTGGCTGTACTGCGCAATCTGATCCGTAGTCACCCGGACGGAAGTGCCGGACTGCACCGCCTCAAGTTGCTCGTCACCGTTAAGAGACGTGCCTGCCGGTAGGTTGGGGATCTGCACGTTGCTCATGTAAGCGGCCCCGTCTCAGGAACAGTGTCATTGCCATACGGCAAACCAGGATCGTCGTTGCCCGGAGCATTCGGATCTGTGCCCGGCTGCTCGTTCAAGCCGCCCGGCGGTTCGCCCGTCTGCTGGACAACGCGAATGTCGTCGTTTTGAGTAATGCGCGTATCGCCGCCAGGAACAGGGATACCAGTAATTGGATCGACCGAGTTCTGACCGGACGTCGTGCGGTTGTTCGATTGATCCGCGACAAAGTACTCAATACGCGGGTTGAGGATCGGCACCGGATCTGCGGGCACAACAATCGCGCGGAGCTGCTCCTGCGGAGTGTCGTAGCATCGATTGCAGACAAGAATGCGCTTGTTGATCAGAGACGCGCCAGCCCAGTCGAACTGCCAGCGCAGATCAACGTGATTGTACCTGAAGCCGCATCGGTCGCAGATCGCGTGCGCTTGTGGCGCGCGTGAACTTGTTCTTGCTCTGCCCGCCTGAGATGCGTACGCCATGCGCTACGGCCTGTAATAGCCGGCGATTTGCGGAGAGATATATTGAGATGCTTGCTCTACATCCTGATAAGCCGCGACATTGCACGACTCATCAGCCATGGCCTTGAGCGCGACCGCCTTCTCCGGCGACCAAATCTTTGACAGCCGATATGCCAAGCCGTCGGCGAACGCCTCGAGCCAGCGGTACGGGATCTCAACCGTCTGGCCATTGGTCAGATTGGAATCCTGCACCTGCCGCGTGCGGTAGTACTTCAGATACTGCGCGCTGGTGCCGTCCGGCACCGGCCAGAGGGTGATCGTCGGCGACACCAGACGATCAAACCAGAACACAGTGCTGAAGCCCTGCTGTTCCTTGTTCGGATAGCTCGCGTATTCCGTGCGGCTGATCGGCAGGATGAGGCGGTCGATAGGATCGGTCACGCCATCATCGATCCGCATGTACGCATCCAGCACCATAATCGTGCTGGCATCGACGCTGTAAGTCGCCTGCCCCTGCACAAGAGGGACGGACACGAGATCAACGGTCCAGAGGTTGACGCCCTTATTCGCCCACGTTGACAACATCATGTTCGTCGCCATACGCGCCGACTGCATATGTTCTTGCAGCAAAGACGTGTTGCGCAAACCAGCGATGTTGAACGCATAAAGCGTCAGCTCGCCAAGCGACGGATCGAACGAATATGTGCCGCTAGTGGTCATGACTTAAAACGTCACGTTGCCAGCCTGAACGAAGGTAGCGGTAACCGAGCCACTGCCACTATTGAGCTTGATGCGCGCAAACGTCGGGATAAGCGACGTGAAGCTGGTCTGCTTCGCAGCGGTAGCGCCTACGACGTTGGCATCAGTAGAATTGAACCAAGTCACGTCATTAACCGCAACTGCGTCCGTGGGCGAGTTAGGATCGTCCATCGTCGTCTCCAGCGTGTAGTTTACGGTGCCAGACTTGTTGATCTGCACCGACACGTTGGGAAGGGCCCAGCTATCAAAACGCACCCAAGAACTGTACTTGGCGCCTGCTGAAGCATCAGAGACAGAAACAGTTACCGGAATCATTGGCGGCTCCTTTGCCTAACAATCCCATTTCCGCAGGGACTTGTTAATACGACTATTCGGGTCTTTCGCGGTCTTCGCGCCCGTGAGCTGCTTCTTCATGCCTTCCATGCGGGCGCAGAAGCTCCGGCGGCGTGCCGCGGCCATCTTACTATGTCCTGCCTCCTCGCGGGATACCGGTCGCTTAATACTGCGCCCTTCCGCTCGCAAGGATGCGCGGCCCTTTTCGTTCAGGCCGCCTTCCGGGTTCTTACCCTCTTTGCGGGTCCATGCACCGGCCATGATAAATCCTCAAAAGGAAGGCGGGGGCCGAAGCCCCCGCCGACCCGTTAGTCGATGCGCTCGACCTTACGGCCCTTAGCCGGCGTACCGGCATGAGCAGACGAAAGCGGGTTCATGTTAGAGCCCGCACGGCCGCCAGACTTGCGCGGCTTGCGCCCGGCATTGGCCTTCGCCATGCCCTGCACCTTGCCGACGCTCTTCTTCTTGGCCCGACCACCGCGCTTACGTTCCTCAGCTGCGTCATTGACGTTGCTCTGGTAGGTATAGCGCTGGTTCTTCTTAGCCGCGTCCTGTTCCCATTCGCGGTCACCAGTCGAGGGAGACTCGACGTCACCGCCTTCAGCGTACTTGCGTGCCATAGTCTAGTGCTCCTGTTACGACGGGTTGACCGCGATGCCGGTAGTGGCGGCATCAGGCGCGGCGCCATCAACATAGATCTGACCAAGGCTGTTGGCATCGGTACCGAACTCGGTAATGCCAACCATGGTCGGATCCTTCATCAGCAACATGCCGCCGGTGGACGCGGCGAGCGTCGCGAGGGCGCTCATCGTCGTCGAAGTCGACTTGACGTTGTTGATGAACACGCAACCATCAAACAACTGGTACCGATCCATGCCAGCGGCAGCGGCCGTGACGCCGAGGGCGCCAGCAGCACTGGTCTGGAACGGGAAGGTGCAGTTGTAGAAGCGGTTGCGCGCGGTGCCGCTCGTGAAGTCAAGCGAAGCGTTCGCCGCCGTACGCGCCGTGGTGTCGCCACCAATGACGCAGTCGATGAACGTGTTTTCGCCGCTTCCACGGACACTGAGCGAGCGGCTGGTCGTGCTGTTCGCCGACGCAGTGTCGTTCATGCCGAGGAAGCTGACTCCAACGTACGTGTTACGGCCACCAGCTTCGATCCACGCGACCTGACCGGTAGCACCAGTCGAGAAGCCGTTGTAGACCGAGAAGTTGGCGAAGTAGCAGCCCTGGCCGGTGACATTGAACATGTTGCCGGAGTTGCCGAACGTCGCCGCCGTATACGTACCCGTCGGCGGAGCAAAACGAGCACGAGCGTTGAGCGTCGGAGCCGTCTGCCCAATAAGATGGGTAGCGTTCTTTGCCCAAGTAATCGTGCCAGTCGTGGCAGCCGAGTTGATGGTCTGCGCGAGTGCGGTGGACATACGAGCAGTGCCCGTCGTCGCGCCGTCACCAACAATCACGACCACGTCATTGTTGCCGCTCGTGCAAGCATTGTAGCCCGCATAAACGGTCTGGAACGGATCGTTAGCCGCACCGGTACCGCCGTCAGAACCGTTGACCGGATCGACGAAATACCAGCTGCCCGTGTACATCGGCGCACCGCCGATGCCCATAGTCGGGACGCCTGCGACCTCCAACCCGCTAAGATGAGTGATACCCATGGGTCAGCTCCTTAGTGGGTGGGGAACGAACCGTAGATGGAGCGCCAGTTGTAATAGCCGAAGCTATAACGCTCGTAGCCCTTCACCAACAGGTTGTCCGTGACGAAGTCGACTTGCATGTCCGTCTCAAACTTGACGCGTTCCATGTAGGACAGACCGTCAATGTTCGTGAGCAGGAACCAGAAGTAGGCGCTGGTCAAGAAGTCGTTGACCATGTAGCCCTCCGGCAGGCCGCCCGCAGTCGACATGATTGCGTTGACATCGTTGTCGGCAGTGCCCACACGCAGTTCCGTCTTCGTCAGACGGATAGCAACCGGCTCAAGCTGCGCAGGAACAACGAGCTTACGCGCACGAGCGAAGACCTTCAGGCCAGCCTGATCCTTAAAGTTCGTACGAACTGCGATCATGCTGTTCAGAAGGCTCGACTCGTTCAGATCGACCTGAACGGACGGCTTGTTGGCGACCGTGCCACCATCAATCGGGTGGTCGGTGGCGCAGAGCGCCTTGCCGTCACCGCCGATGTTGGCGTTGTAGGTCGTCGCCGTGTTGAGCACGTTCGCGCCGTAGATTTCCTTGGTCTGCTGGAAAGACTCGATCAGACCGAGGTTCGACGGGTGGAACTGCGTCTTGTACAGGTTGTCGTCAATGGCCTTGCGGGTGATCGCGTAGCCAAGAGCAATTTCAGTGTGCTCCTGGTTGTACACATAACGCTCGCCAGCGCCGTTATCGAATGCAGTCTGACCGCCTTCAGTCTTCAACTGAGCGAGGCCGAGGTACCGCATTTCGGCGGTGCGCTCGAGCGCCATCTTCGAGTCGTGCTTCGTGAAGATCTTGTCATACTGCGACGGGATCATCTCGTACTTGCCTTCGACGCCGCGAAGGCCGGGCAGGAGAAGATCCTTAATGGCTGAAAGATTGACTGCCATGGTTCTTTACTCCTTAGGAGATGCCAGTCGGGCCAGCACCGTTGGTGCGGGCGATCTGGTTGTTGAACCCAACCACAACCCAGTTGTACGCCGTGGTCGGATCAGCACCGTTAGAGCCCGGAGGCGAGGTGATGAGATCGACGACGATGAACGGATAGGTCACCGTGGTGCCCAGCGTGTTCAGGTACGCGCCGCTCTGGCCGCTGGCAGTGTTGCCAGTGCCGATAGCGAACTGCGCATACTGACCAACCGGGGACGACGTGTAGGTCGACAGCGTGCCGGTGATGTTGAACGTCGTGCTGTTGCCCATGACGACAAAGCGCGCATTCGGATCATCGATCACGTAAGCCTCAACGTCGCCCGTGGCATCCGAACCCGGCCAGTAGCGCGACCAGACAGTGCGCTTCTGCGACGTGGACAGATACTTACAACCGACGAAGATGCCGGCCACAACCGTGGTGCCCGGCGAAGCCTGCGTGATGTAACCGTTAGCAGTGGAAACGACCGGCATAACCGGATCGCCGAAGAAGATAGCGGTAGAGTCCGTGGACGCTACGCGCCGGGTCGACTGGGCAAAGGTCGGCGCACCGCCAGCCCCGCCGTAGTATTCCTGGAACCCGAAAGGCGCGTTCGTGTTCGCCATTGCGGTTCTCCTGTACGGGAGGCTCGTCGTCGCACACCGGGGCAACTAAGAGCCAGATTAAAAAAAAGCTCCCACACCGGGGGGAGCGGACTACTTAATACTACGGTGACAATTTGATGTTTGCAAATAGGCCACAAAAAAAGGACCGGGTTTTTTGCCCGGTCCTTTCATACTCATCCCAAAAGAAGGGTGGCTACTCCTTCGGGATGGGCATCGCCTCATAGCTCTTCTTGATCTTCGGCTGCGCCTGGGCGTGGTCGCGAGTAAACTGGCCATCCGGGGCGTGGGTGAGCTGCTGCTCCTTAAACCGGATTTGCTCGCGAGCCCGATCCTTGTCCGTCAATTCAACCCGCCGGGTGATCGACTGCGGTCGCTCCATCAGGACTAGGCCCTTACGCTCAATAACGGCCGACTTAAAATTGGCCGGCATCATTTCAGGGTGCCGGGAAGCCGGAACCTCAGTCCAGCCGGTACGCTTCAGGGATACTGCGTAGGACGGATCCTCAGAGCCATAGACCGTCTTGCGCTTCCACTCGTAGGTCCAGCCGTCGGGGATGGCGTGAGGATCGATGTAGAACTCATCGGTCCCCTCGTCCATGGTGCCACCAAGGTGGGCCATAATCTCGGCCGCACGCCGTTCTGCGGCCTCGCGGGGGTCTTCGTCCCGCATCGGGCGCCGGATATCCAGCCGGTCGGTTGCCTGCGCTGCCTGGGGCTGCGGAGCCGCCTGTGCGGGCTCTACAGACGACACCAGGGTGCCATCTGGGTTGCGGGGCTTCCGGGGCCGACCCGGCCGGACTACCGGCGGTGCCGGAGGATTGCTGTTGTCTTCCATCGATTAACTCCTAATGAGAGGTAATCTTGCCCTCTTTCTTCAGGGCAAGATAGTTCTTGGCGTATTCCTCGTCGGTCATCTTCATGGCCTTGGCCAATTCACGCATCTCGGGCGTCATCGTGAACTTGTTGGCCCGATTGCCAGTGGCGTTGTTGCCGCTCCGGCTGACCGGTGCCGCTGGCGGACCAGTGCGACGCTGTACGGGTGCCGCGGCGACCGACAAAGCCTCTTCCTGCTGCTCCGGCACGTCGTTTGTCGGCTTGCGGATCCTCAGAGTGTCTTCAATGGCGGCGAAGTAGTCGTCGGTATCCGCCCGGATGCCGTCTGCCAGCGCCAGATTGTGCGCTGCGACCATCTTCTGCTGTAGCCTCTGGTCCGTAACGAACTGCGGATGCGCCCTAATCCACTCCGCAGAGCGCGGAGACAGGCGGGAAGCAAACGCTTCCACCGGATCGGTGGGCGGAGCAGGGGCTTTCGCCTCCTCCTCCATTGCCGCCTTGCCGGTTTCGAGCTGTTGGAGCTGTGCGGCGCGCTGCGACATCGCCAACTGGATCTCAGCGGCGCGGTCGTAGTCGTTTGCCGACATCGCATCGCGATATGCGGCCTTCAACTGCTCGTTTTCGTTCTTAAACCGCTCAATTACGTTGTTGACCAACGCAAGATTGGCGTTCTGCGTAGCACTATTGGCGCGGTTGACGTTCTCAGATGCTTCACGAGCGCGCTTTTCAGCATCCAGTCGCGCCTTTTTCTCTTCTTCAAGGCGCGCTTTCAGCGCTTCCAGCGCATTTTCTTCGCTGGGCGGGCCGCTTTCCGGCGTTCCCGACGACTTCCCGCCCTCTTCCGAGGCTGAAATCTCTAGTTCAAGCTGTTCTTCCGGCTTTTCCTGAACAGACTCTGCCTTTTCATCATCTTTTTCGGCCATTTTGCCTCCTTACCAGACCTGATCGGGCCCGGAAACCTTCGCGCGCACGCTCGTATCTTCCAACATCCGGCACAGGACGCCGTTGATCGTGATGTTCCAGCCGTCAGACGGGCGGAAAACAACCCAGTCACCAACCTGAATGTTGCAATCCTGAAACCACCGGCCGGTTTCGTCGATGAAAGCAATCGGGCCAGCCTTGATAATCAAACCAACCTTCGACTGGAAGCGATCCTCATCGCGCGCCTGACCCGGCAGGATGACGCCGCCCTTTGTCTTTTCGGGCCGGATGTAAACCGCGGCCAGAACCTGATTGTTCAGGATTTCGATATTGCTAATGTCCCCCAGCTCCTTGAGAAGGCGCCCCTTGGGATCTTCGTCATGAGCCATAGCAATCACATTGCCCATATTCATTCCTTGTCTGTTAGGAAGAGATTTTCTTCATTGCCTCATCCAATAGATCGCTGAGATCACGGAGAGCGGCAATGCGCCCCATCAAGTAACGGAACTGCCCAACGTCCTGAAAGGCGTTGACCGACAGTTGGTCCTTGAGAGTTTCGATTTGTTCTTCAACGAGCTTCTCAAGCTCGTTTCTGAACCGCATTTCGAAGGTGAGCATCTGATCCTAATTGAGAACTAAGGGGCGCTGGCACAAGACCAGCGCCCCCTCTGTTTAGCCCTTACGCTTGTTTTTCTCAATCTCCGTCTTCTCAAGGCGACCCATGCCGCCCCCAGAGCCCGCATCCATGTCCTTGTACGAACGATAGGTGCGGTGACCAACGCGGCCGCCGGTCTTGCGACCCATCAGGCCGGGCAGCGGGCCCGGAGCCGGACCACCAGCCGGGGGCATACCCATCGGCATCGGAGGAACGCCGCCAGCGGGCGGCGGGGCAACGACAGGAGCCGCTGGCGGGCGAACAGGGCCGCCCATCATCGGCATGTTCTCAAGAGGATGACGGCCGCCACCGGCAGCAATCACAATCTTGATGTCCGTCTTGCCCTTCTTCGTGCGACCGCCAGACTTGCGAGCCATACGGCCGCCGGTCGGGCGCGTGCCACCCTCATAGTTGCCGACCTTGCCGCCCTTCTTGCGACCCGGCATGCCCATGAAGCCAGCACCGCGACCAGCGCCGGTGGCAACGACCTCCGGCTCTTCCTGCACGATGCGCGGCGATGCCTTCGCCTCATCACGCATCTGCTGCATGATGTCGCCGCGGTACTTGTCGAAATACTCCTGCTCGTCCGGAGAGAGATCGACCGGGATGCGACGCTTCGCGGACTTTGCACCAGCGGCGCGAGCGCGCAGCTTCGTCTTGATTCCTTCGAAGATCTCATCGAGCGTCTTATCGCGCACGTCGCCGCCGTCGGC